GCCTCGCGCGGATCGAGACTCCGCCGGAGCGGAAGCGGCTTTTAGGGAGCGGTCGTGGCTCCCCCATCCGCGCGAGGCGCATTGGTCGAGGAGGGCGCGCTCGATGGCCCAGCGCTCGCCCTGCTCGAGAGCGGTCTCCAGCTTGCCCTCGGCCTTATGGGCCCAGAAGTCGGCAGCGGCGGCCTTGGCTATCTCCTGGTCGCAGGCGGCGGCGTATTCGGGGTGCTGGTGGCAAAAGACGTTGAAGTGCTGGAGGGATTGGAAGCCCCGTGCCTGCGCGGTAAGGGTGCGATTGCCTCTAAAGCGGATGAAATCGGCCCGAAAATCCTCCGGTTCGCCGATTTCCACTTCGCATCCGCCCGAGTTGATGACCATTTCCGCTCAACCTTTAGTTTCTTTTAGGTTTTCGCCTAAAGAGAGCCGCCGGGCGCTAGGAGTCGGAAAGAGAGACGACGAAGGAAACCGCCACCTAGCGCACCAGGCGGCGGAGGGTTCCTGGAGAGAGAATGGGATCAAGAGACCTTCGCCGTCCTTCTCAAAAGGTAGGGCGGCTAAAGGTGGTAATCTGTCGTTTTGTTAATTCTTATTCAATAGGCCTACGAGCGATTTTGAGGCCACTTCTAGCCCGTTTAGTGCTGGGCGGTGTCCTTGACCGAGGAGACACTATCTCGGGCTTCTGCGGTATCCGCTGCGCGCGTGGTGCCGTATTTGGCGACGGCCTCCTGGATGGCCAGCTGCATTAGGAACGCCTGCCGTTCGAGCTCCTTGTCGGTGAAGCAGGGGCAGCAGGTGTCGTTCTTGCCGGTGACCTTCTTGGCGACGTTGAGCGCGAAGCCGAGGTTGATGCCGACGATGATCCCGATGAGGAGGAGGATGGCCGAGTAGCGAGCGCCGTTTTTGACCTGGAGCCAGAAGCGCATCGCGGAGTCGTGGAAGTCGTGCATTTGTCGGTCTCCTTTTACCTGCGAAAATGGTAGCAAAAAATACCCCTGCGAATTTCCTTTTTGCAAAACTCCTTCTGGTGTATAAAACCTCGATAAGGTTCCCCCTCGCAAGCTGCCCTTACGGGCTTGCTCGGGGATTGCTTGTTTGCTTGCTTGCTTGTATGATTTTTCACCGATTTTCCACTCGATTTATTTCTCGATTTACGAGACGATTTTTCAAACGATTTTCAAGACGATTTTTATTTGGGGGATTTGATGTAGAAAAGCCCCTCCGAAGAGGGGCGCTGGGAGGGTGTTATCAAGGCATCTCTTTAGGGCTTCTGGGGCTCGTCGCGCCGCTCGTCCAGGGAGTCGGCGTAGGCGGTGCGAGCCGCGTCCACCATCAAGCGGAGCTCCCGCTTGGCGTCGGTGAGGTTGTCGAACTTCTCCGCGATGAGGAGGGCGGCGGCCATCCCCACCACCACGCCGTAACCGGTGGAAGGGTCATCCGCCTTGAAGAGGGCGGTGAGCTTCTCCAATACCGCTCCCCCGTCCGCGAGCTGCTCCTTGAGCCGCACCTTGCGCTGGATGCGCTTCAGCTGCTCCTCGATGTAATCGCTCATCTGCCTACTCCTTTGGCCCGCTGGGGCCGTCTAATCCTCTAACACTTCGCCACGCCGCCGCAGAGGGGCCTTGTGGCCGTTTTCTGCCTCTCCCCCGTGTAGTCCACTAGCCAAGGCCTAAACGGGTTTGCGCGGGCTCCTACGCGGCTCGCAGTTTCAGCCGGTTGCGCTTCGCCCAGGCGGCCAGGGCCGCGCGCTCCTCGGCGGTGGCGAGATAGTCCTTCTTCTCCTCGTCGCCGTAAAATTGGCCAATCCTCCAGCTATTCCCCACGGGCCGCAGCTCGCAGGTAGCCGTCGGGCCGCAGGCGGTGCCCAAAAATACGAGCACGCACTCGCCCTTGATCACCTTGGTGGCGTAGTCCATATCTACGAGGCATTGGTGGAGCGCTTTCGCCTGGGCCTTGAACTCCGCGAACGTGGCCGGCACCCATACCGAGAAGCCGCCCACCACGGCACGCTTGAACGCCCCGGCGATCCTCCGCAGCGCCTCGGCCCGCTGCCGGGTCTCCCGCTTCTTTCGGTTGGATGCGATTCGCTCGACGGCGCGCCGACGGGCCGCGAAGTCGCCCGGAAAGTGCCAATAAGGGTCTTTGAGGTCTTTCCCGACGTTCCGGGCGGCGGTGAGATATTCGAGGTATTCATACCTCGGCACTCCCCTCGCCTCGGCGTAGGCCCATTCGGGGTAGCTCATCTTGGGGTGGCTCGCCTGCCACTTCTCCCACGCCTCGGGCTCGATCCCGTGCTTGAGACAGGCCATGGCGCAGGAGAGACCGAAGTCGCCCCGCGTGGAGGCCCAGGCAATCACCCTCTTCTGCGTGGCCGCAGAGAGGCGCAGGAGCCCCGAGGAGTGGGCCAGCCGGTGGAGGCCCGCCCCCACCAGGAGCTCGACCTCCGGGGCCCTCGAGAACGTCCGCAGGAGCTCGAAGATTTGCACGCCGGTGTAGCCCGCCGCCACCGCCTTGTCGAGGCACCAGCGGAAAGCGGGGCGCGCGGCCTTGATTGTCTCCGCGTCCTCCGGGGTGAGGTGATCCCAGCAAGCGCCGTTTTTGGGGCCGCCCGGTGCCCAGGGCTCCACGCCATACCGCCCGCCCTCGTCGTGGGGGTCGTCGGGGGCGATGAAGAGCCAGCCGGCGATGCTCGAATAGACGAGGTTGCGGCACTCGGTGCTCCCGTCCTCCCACTCCCGGAAAACGGCCAGCGGAGCGCGCGGGGCTTTCGAGCCTTTGGCGGTCGCATAGACCTCCCGGCAGAGCCGCCCCTCGACGAGGCGCACGCGCTGGGTGCGGTTGAAGTAGTGCATTAGCCCACTCCCCCGAAGAGGTCGAGCTGCTGGAGCGCAGGAGCCGGGGAGGGGGTCTCCGCCTTGACGGCGGGGGCCGGGGTCGCCTTGCGGGCCGTGCGCTTTTTCGGCTTGGCCGTGGCGGTGGCGTCCTTCTCCGCTTCGCCGTCCACGAAATAGTCGCGGGCCCAGCGGAATACCTGCTCGTGCCAAATCGCGCCCGGCTGCCCGTGGAGCGCCTCGCGGGCCTTTTCCACGATCCACCTCCAGCAGGAGCCCACCTTCTCGGGCTTGAACTTCTCGGCCAGGGCCGCGTCGGTGGTCGCCCACTCTTCGAGCTGGGCTTTCACCAGCTCCTCGGGGTCTTTCGTCTCGATCATTCGTCGTCTCCTTTTTGGGTGTTTTTCGGTGCCAGCGCCGATAGGTAGGCCTCTTCGAGCTGCCGGAAGTCGGCAGCGGAGGCAAGAGCCGCCTCCTTCACCGCCTCGGCACCCTCCAGCTGCTTCACGATCCAGATGCAATACCGCACGAAAGCCGAGGCCTCGGCGAAGCCAAAAGCCCGGGCCGTCTTGTAGAGCGCATCCCACTCGCCCGTGGTGAGCCAAAGGCCGTGGGCCTCGCGGTCAAGTTTCGGTGGTTTTACGCTGGCCATCGCCAAATCCTCCACAAATGCCGTAGCGCTTGTAAAACTCGGACTCTTCGCCCTTGAGGAAGTCGCCGCTCGTGGCGCATTTGTTGTAGAAGGTGATATACTCCTTCAGCTCCTCCAGCCGCTCGTCGAGGCGGTAGTCGAGGCAGCGGATTTGCCGGGCCGCCCACTCGGGATCGGCGGAGGAGTCCTCCACCACCTGCACGGAGCGGGCCTGCGCCTCCTTCGCATCCTCGAGAGCCCGGTAGAGGTCTCGCTGGTATTCAAAGAGGTCTCGCCGGATGCGGAAAATCTCGGCCCGCACCTCGCCCTCGGGCATAGCCGCCCCGAGGGTATGCAGGTCTCCGCAGACCGCCTCAAGGCGGCCAAACATCTCGCGCTGGTTCACTTGTCGGCCTCCTCGATTGTCGCGATGTGGTAATGCGTTTTGTCGCACGGCGCATAGAGGAGGTCAAGCCGGACGCAGATTTTCCCGGCGTAGTTGTCCGCAAGCGGCCCCTCGATGATTGGCGCGCGCTTCGCGATGGCGGCAAATGGGAATGAGAATCGGATAACCTCACCCACCTTGCCGTCGATGTCCTTGATCGCCGCGTCAAGCGCCAGCTCTGCGTGCTCGCGGAGATATTTCTTTGTCCGCTTCGACCGCTTTGCGGCGGCGGCGAAGTCATAGCACTCGAGTAGCCGGAGCTTCGCTTCTTCGATTGTGAGCATCACTTCTTTGCCTCCTTCGGGAAGCGCTCGGGGAAAACCGAGCGGAGGAAGTTGTGGTAGAGGAGCTCGTCGGCCTTGTGCATCGAGACGAACGGCACGCGCAGGGCCTTTGCCCGCTTCTTGAGGAGGTGAGACCGCCGGGCGGCCACGGGGCAGAAGTCGCGGAAGTTGTGCGCCCTAGCGATGCGCCCGTAGATTTCCCGCTGGACAATCGGCCCACGGAAGAGCGTGGAGAGCACCTGAGCGTCCTCTTCGGCAGTCCACGGCAGATAGCCGAAATCCTGCCACATCGCGGAGTTGCGGGCGAAACGGCGGAGTTTCTCGGCCTCCTTCCGGCACCGCTCGCTCTTGGGCTTGAAGCGCCCTTTGCGGATGCGCCAGATGTGGCTTTTCACGGCCCCGCAGGTGCGCCCCGTGCCGAAGAGGGCTTGCACCTCGTCGCAGATGGAGTCTCGGTTTTTGCCTTGATTGGTGCGCAGGAGGATGAGATACTCCTCCTCCTCGCTCATCGGCACCACTTTTGAGCCCTTGATCACTTCTCCCCCTCCCCGCGCTTGAGCTCGCCCGCCGCGTCCACGAAATACTGCTTGCACTTCGGGCAGTAGTAGGTGTAACCGTCCATATGCGCGGCACGCGGCGAGGAGGTTCCGCACTTCGGGCACGGGTGCATCCAGATGCCGGGGTGCTTCTCCTCCGCTTCCGGCGTTTCGGGCTTGGCCTCCTCCTCCGGCGCGGCGAGGTCGAGGAGGATGTCACGGAGGAAGTCTCCGCATTTACCCACCTCGTCAAGGTTAAACGGAAGTCTATCTTCCGCGACAATTTTCGCAAGCGAAGCCATAATATCGCGTGTATGTATCAGCCGTTCGCAGATTTCACGCTTGGTCATTTCGTGGCCTCCTTACACTTCTTACGCCCGGCGCCTATCCCGTATTGTAAGGCAATAGCGCTATTTAGCGCGCGGTCTCCACCGATAATGTTTAGCGTCGTTTGTGCGTGTGCATACGAGGCCGCGTCGAACGCGTTTGCGCAAGGGTCCGCGTTATCGTTGTGCGCATTGTCGGAGACACACGCCGCGATAACAAATGCGGACAACCCGGCAACGACAATAGCGGCAATCTCGGACGCGGTTTTAATCAACTCAAACGCCCTAATGGCGGTGAATCTCATTCGTCCTCCTCCTTCGCGGGCGCGTTCGCCCAGCGGAGAAACTTCTCTTTGCACCCGAAAAGGAAAGCGAGCTTCTCGTCGTAGGGCTCGCCGAAGCACATCTTCTCGTTCTCGGCTTCGCTCGCGGCGCAGATTTTCCGGCACCCTTCGGGGCAGTAGGTGCAATTGCCTAGCTCGCTATTGTCGGTCTCGATGAGGTCGCCTAGCATATCCGGCGTGAGCTGGTCGCGCCAGACGTCGAAGTTCGTACGGGTCATTTGGCGGCCTCCTTCTCGGGCTTCTCCTCGACCACGATCCGCTCCTCCGCTTCGATGCGGATGCTCAAGAGCGGGTGCGACTCCGCCTTGGAGGCGAGAGCCACCACCGCGTCGGCGAGGGCTTTGGCGTCCTTGTAGTTGGCGAATTTGCCGATGTTGATGCTGCCGTTGGCGCGGTAGCCGATGATGCGCAGGGCGTATTTCATTCGCCGTCCTCCTCTTCGCCGTAGTTTTCGCGTGAGTAGTCCAGCTCCTGGGGCTTGCCCTCCCAATCCTCGTCGGCGGGGTCGAAGCCGTCGCGGTAGTCGGGCTTGGGGCCCTTCTGCTTCTTTTCCTTCATTTGCCGTCCTCCTTCTTGCTCTTGGGCCTCCCCCGCTTGCCGGAGGCGTTCCCGGCGTGGGAATACCGGCGCATCCGTCTCTTGGTGCTCTCCACGATCTCCTGGGCGGCGGTGTCGGTGGGGTCATCCACTTGGCAGGCCAGCTCGAGAGCCAGGCCCTTGATCCACTCGTGCACGGCCACGCTCACCTCTTCGCCCTTCTTGCCCTTCTCGCGGGCCTCGCCCTCCACCTCGTTGAGGCGGCGCAGGAGGAGCCCCGTGTCGAGCGCATACCAAATCGGGCGCTCTTCGATGGGCTTCTCGGTCTCCCGCACGAGCTTCACCGGCGCGGGGCCTGCGCTAATTCTTGCGAGCATTGGCCACCTCCTCCTCGAGGGTCTTGGCGACGTTCCAGCCGTGGGAGACGAGGAGCCGCAGGGCCCGAGCGATCTTGTTGATTTCCCCGCCCTTGGAGTCGGGGTGGCGCAGGAGGATGGCGAAAGCCGCCTCTCCCGCCTTGCGCATCCCGTCGAGGATTTCGGCGGCGTCGGTCTCGTCGGTGCGCTGCTTGGTGGAGTGAATTTGCAGGTTCATTCGGCCACCTCCTGCGTCTTGCGGGTCTTGCAGGCCATCACCCGGACGCACTCGCGGGAGTGGCGTCGGAGCACGCGCTTGAGAGCCGGGCTCGGCCAGAGGAGCGAGAGCCGCCCCTGGGCCGCTTCGAGCCGCACGACGGCGAGCTCCTTCTGCGTCCATTTGTTGTAAATCCTCTGCTTCATCGGTCAAATCCTCCGCGTTTCGTTTTCGTGGTTTCTGCGCCTGGTCTCCTCGAGGCGCGCTTTTCTCTTCTTTTCGAGCATCTTCTGGAAGCGCTCGATCTCCTCCTCGCGCTCGTCTCGCTTGGCCGCGCCGGTCGCCTCGGCTTCCTTGCGCTCGGGGCTCTTGATGGCGAACTGGACGCGGAGCGCGCGCACCCTTTCGCGGTAGGCGTAGAAGGTGCGGGTGTTGCGTGGGAAAGCGGCTTGGAACTCGGGCCACGTCTTGACGATGCTCTCCTCGAGGTGGTCGAGGATCCAGAGGCGCTCCTTCAGCGGATACGGCATATAGCCCTCCTCTCGCCGGCGGGGCGCGCCGCGTCCTTCCGCTCCTGCCGCCAAATGGCCTGGCAGATGGAATTGGTGTTGTGGCCGCTGGAGCGCAGAGCGTCCATCAGCAGGAGCACGCGGTCTCGGTGCATCGAGATTTCGCGCATCATCTCCCGCTCGGCAGGGGTAAAACTCTTCCCGCTCATCGCTCTACTCCTCCCCGAAGAGGCAGGTCTGCCTCCCCGGCTTTTGGAGTTCGCGGGCCACCTCCTCGGCGTGCCGTTCGCGCAGCTCGTCGAGAAAGTCGCGGGCGCGCTCGTCGCGTGGCATCCGCATCCGCTGGATGGCCTTGCGCATCTGCTTCTCCAGCTCGGCGGTCTCCTTGGGATCGGGCTTTTTCACTTGGCCGCCCTCCGTCTCTGGATGGAGAGCCGGTGTAGGGAGAGCATCGTCTCCCCTACCCTCTTGGCCGCCGCCCACCCTTCGGCCCCGTAGGGGGTGCCGGAGAGGGAGTTGGCGAGGGCCACGGCCCGATTGTGGATGGAGGCCGCCTGGAGCGCCCGCTCGGTGATGGCGGGCGTGGAGCGGAAGAGCCGCCCGAGAGGCCCCACGCGGAGGGCGTCGGAGGCCTTGACGAGGTGCTGGGCCAGCATCGCCCCCGTGGAGGGCGAGATGCAAATCCAGGGCTTTGGCTTGTTTCGCATCGTGGGCCTCCTAGAACGGCAGGGGCTCGTCGCCCAAAACGTCGGTGAAGGAAGGAGCGGGCTCGCTCTCGTAGTCCTGCCGGGAGGGCATCGCGGAGGCGACGCGGTGCGCGGCCCCGACATTGCCGTAGGTCGCCCCGCCGGAGGTGTAGCCGTCCTGCTGCTGCCCCCGCTTGTCAAGCATCTGGATGGAGCTCGCCACCACTTCGGTCGTGTAGCGGTCATTGCCGTTCTTGTCCTGCCATTTGCGGGTCTGGATTTTGCCCTCCACGAAAACGCAGGAGCCCTTGTGGAGGTAGTCCTTCGCCACGTCGGCCAGCTTGTGCCAGGCCACGACGTTGATCCACTCTGTGCGCTCCGTGGCCTCTTCGCCACGGGGCTTGTATTTCTCGGTCACGGCCACCGAGAAATTGGCCACGGGGGCGCTCCCCGCCTGCCGCACCTCGGGATCCCTCCCGAGATTGCCGATGATCATCACCTTGTTGAGACTCGCCATTTTAGACCTCCGTGGTAGAGTTGGCCCACGCCAAAAAGCGCTCGGCGCAGGTGCGGATTTCGATCCTTTGCTGGAAGGTCTTGCACCACGCCCGAGCCGGGCAGCCGGTGGAGCAAGAGAGACCTTCTCGGGTGCCGAGGCCGTTGGGCCGGATAAAGAACTCCGGCCCGATGACCTTCACCCACCGCTTGAAGTTGGTGGCTTTAGGCATTTTCGCCCCCTTCGGTCCGTTTCTGGGCGTTCCAGAGCTCGAGGAGCACGGCCTTGACCTCGCTCGGGAGGAACTGCTCGCCGCCGAACTTCTCGCAGGCCTTGGCCTTGAGCTCTTCGGCGGTGGCCCCCATCGCGGCGGCGTCGCGGGCCTGGTCGATCCAGTCGGAGACCTCTTCGGCGGGAGAGACCGGCACGGCCTCCACCTCCTTCACGCCTGCGGCCTTTTCGGCGGCTTCCTTGAGGGCTTCCTTGGCGCTCTTCCGCACGGCGGGAGCGGAAACGTCGGCGACGGCGATTGCATCGGCGGCATTGGGCTGCTTTTCCTGCTCCATATCCTCGGCCTCCTCGATGGCGTAGACGCCCTCGATGACGACGGGGAAAACGGCGCGCACGCCCTCGGAGATGCAGCGGGCGCGGAGCATCTGCTGCGGGAAGCGCGCCCAGGTGGGGCTCTTGAGCTGGGCCTTGGCGGCGCGTTCAGCCGTCCAGCGCACCTCCAGCTCGCCTCCCTGCGGGTGCGAGAAGATGCCCGCCACCTCGGTGTCGCTGCTCTTCGTCCAGCGGACGGAGCCGCCGGCCTTCTGGAACCGGGCGAGCATCGCGTCGGCCCGGAGGGCGGGCTTGCCGTTGATGATGTGATACTCTTTGGCCGCCGTGGCGGGGTGCCGCCCTTCGGCCTGGGCCACGAGCATCAGCGCGGCGACCTGGGTGGGGTTGGAGAGGCCGAAGAGACTGCTCTTGGCAATCGTCTCGGCCATCTTCTGGATGTCGTCCATCGTTGCGATAGCGCTCATTTTCTCTCTCCTTTACTTGGCGAGCCGGAACACTCGGGCCCCGGGCTTGGTGGTGGTGTATTCGGCGACGAGCTCCTCGGAGGGCTCGAGGTGGGTGGCCAGCGCCTGCCAGTCCGTCTTGGCGCTGGGCTTGTTGTTTTTCCAGGTGGCGAGCTTCTGGAGCCCGAAGCGGAGCTCTTCGGCGTCGCCCATCGCGGCCATCAGCTTGCCCTTGAGGTCATCGGCCTGGGCCTCCTTGGCCTTGATCTCGGCGTTGAGCGCCTTGAGGTCGGCGGCCACCTGGGCGAGGGCCTCGTCGGCCTCGACGATCTTGCCGGGCTCGTGGGCCTCCCAGAGCTTGCGGCAGTCGGCCTCGGAGGTCGGGGCCGGAGGGATGCGCTTCTCGACGTGCTCGGCCCAGAAGCGCTCCACGGCCTCCTGCATCGTCTTGATGAGCTCGGCGTCCTTCTCGACGTGGTAGATGCGGAAGCTCTTGCCGAAGCCGAGGAAGAGGGCCGCCACGTCGGCGTGCTCGAGGCGCTCGTCGAGCCCGAGGTAGTGCTGCACCTGCGCCAGGTAGTGCTCGGGCACCTCTTCCCACTCTTCGGAGGAGGAAGTCTTGCACTCGAGGAAGCGGGAGGTGCGGATTTCGCCCTGGTGGGCCGCGATCTTCTCCCCTTCGGGGATGACGAGGCGGTCGAGATTGCCGATGGAGTGCCCCTTCTGGAGAAGGGAGTTGAAGCGCACGACCTTGAGCCCGGTGTCTCGCTCGTAGGAGCGTGCGACGTAATCCTCCAGCTCGGTGCCGATGCGCATCGCCTCGGTCTCGGGCTGGTCATTCGGCGCGCCCACCTTGTCGTAGTAAACGTCGAGGGGCGTTTTCCAGGGGGAGAGGCCGAGGATAGCGGCCACGTCCGAGCCGCCGATCCCCTGCCGACGGCGCTTGAGCCATTCTTCGCGGGTGAGAGTTGCCATTGTTTCGTCTCCTTTTTGTGGTGGTGTCAGTTGAAGAGGATTTCCTTCGCCACGGCCCCGGCGAAAGCGAGGGCGGCGAGGGTGAAGGTGAGGGCCCAGCCGAGGTTTTCCCGGCGGGCTTCGGCGGCGTCGAGGGCCGCGAAATCTTCGGAGGTCATCGGCACCCAATACCAGCCGCTCCGGCGGTAGGTCTGGGCCCCGAGGGTGAGCGTGTCGGAGGTGAAGGAGCGCATCGTTAGGCCTCCTTTGCGGCGCTGGGGAGCGCGTTCACCTCGGCATAGACGCCGGGGATGGTCTCGCGGAGGATGTAGGCGATGGTCTCGACGGCGCGGGCATCGTCATCGGGCAGCGTGGCGAGGACGTAGCCCGTGGCCTTGTCGGCCTTGGCGAAAATGACGTAGTGGAGCTTGTCGCCCTCCCCCACCCTGCGGGCGATGGAGCCCTCGGGCTGGATGCGGCGGAGCACTTCCTTCTCGAGCGAGGTGTCCTCGGGCTTGGCGAAGGTGGCCTCGACCTCGTGGCCGTAGCCGATGCGCGCGATGAAAATCTTGGTCTTGAACATTCTCGTCTCCTTGTTTTTTTTCAAAGAGACGAGCGGGCCGAACTTGTTTAAGTTTTTATTGTGTCGCTACGTATGTATTATGTTTACTTGCGTTGCGACACTTTTAAAGAGGGCCCGCTCGCCCTTCAAGACAAAGGATAGCAAACTTTCGCATCATCGGCGCAAAAATTTTTATAAAAATTTCGGGAGGAGTCTCCCCATTATATAGAGGGGATTTCGGCCAATTCGGCCACCGCAGAGGGCTCCCCGGAGACGAGCTCGGCCTCCACGCTCATCCGGGGCACGACGGCCCAGGAGTCGTCGGGCAAGACTCCGGCGTCCACGAGCAGGTCTAGGACGGAGGATAGCGCGTTGTCGAGGTCTCGCCGGTGGCGGTCGGCTAGGAAGATGCGGAGCCGCAGCTCGAGGGGTGCCGCAAGCGGCGGCAGGCCCGCCACCTGGGCCCGCACGGAGCCGAGGTTGGCCTTGTGCCATTCGCGGTATTGGGCCGAAGGGATGTTGAGCGCCCTGCCCCTCCCCCGCCCCACCACTAGGCGGGAGTTTTTCTTGCTCGGGATCGGGGCGGTCAAGCGGATGATCATTTGGCGAGCCACTTGAAGTCGCACAGCTCTCGGTCGCCGTTGAGGTCGGTTTCGGTGGCCTCCCAGGCGGAGTCGCCGAACCACGCCACGGCCTTGAAATAGCACCACGCCTTGAAGGAGCCGACGCCGTAGTGTAGCAGGAGCGTGTGGAAGAGCTCGTCGGCGAAGTCCTTGCTCGTCCAGTGCGTGGAGTAGAGCATATCGTGCACCTGCGAGGCGATGAGCACGCCGAAGTCGCCCGAGCCGTTGTCAAAGGCACCGCGGAGGGCACGGGGCACGCTGGCGAGGTCTGTCCAGTATCCGCGCTTGATGCCGACGCGGAGCACGCCCTCGCCCTTGAGGACAATCGCCGCCACCCAATCGGCGGCGTATTCCCACTTGTCGCCGCTCGGTAGCTTGCGGAGGAGCGGGGCCGAGGCCTCGACGCTGCGCACCTTCATAGCATCTCCCCCGTTTTGAGGTAGTGGAAGAGCGCGATTTCGCACCGCTCCTCGGCGGTCAGTTTTCGGGAGCGCAAAAGGCGGGCGACGGATCCCGTAGCAAACGCCCGAGCGCGTCGGCGATGGGGACGCCTGCGCTTGGCTGGAGCCGCCGCAGTTTTCACTTCGCGCCCTCCAACGTCCCCCGCCTTTGTCGGCGCGCCGATCCTCACGGCGGTTTTCCAATCCCCGTCGCGGTCGCGCCACCATTCGGCCGGCGTCCATAGCGTCGCCGCGAGGTATTCGCGCTCGTTCACTTCGCGCCCTCCAGCTTCTCCAGCGCGCCGCGGATCCACTGCACGTCCGCCTCCACGCGCGTCAGCCGCTCCTCCACGGAGCGCAGACGGGCGAAGAGTTCGGCGTTGTCGCGCTGGGCGTCGCAGTTGCTTTTGGCGAGCGAGGCCAGGCCGTAGAGCGCGAGTAGCGCGGCGAAGCCCACGGGGCCGAGATACGGAGACAGAGCCGACAAATCCATAGCGCCTCCCGCCTACTCGTAGAATACTTCCGTATAGGGAAGGGGCAGATAGTTGTAGTTGTAATTCCAATCGGAAGAAGTCGTGGATGCGGGAAGGGTTGTAATCGTCCTATCGCTCCAAACGAAACCCGAGCGGGAGCCCGTGTTGGAAAACAAAAAAGTAGTGGTGACGCCAATGGACGGCGGAAGAGTCCACGATTGAGTCACGCCGCTACCGACAGAACGGATGAACGCGATGCGGTTGCCGATGTAGCACTCGCTAGCCAAATGCCCTATAAAAATGATTTCGTCGCCGACGGAAAGCGGAGTAGTAAACTCATACATGAGTTCGCCGCCGCCGACAATTGAACACGTGCTAGTCTTGCCGAGAAGAGTAAGAGCGCGATTTGAGCGCATGGCGTAGATGCCGAGTTCGTTCGTCGTGGGAATTTTTTCAGCGCCGAAAGTTCCAATAAGAACCTTTTTGACTCTGCAATTTCGCAATGCCGTTCGGCCAAACCAACAGAACGTTTGAGGCGTTGGGATGTTGTATTCTACCCACCCGGGAACCATAGGCCCGAACGGGATTAGAATTCCCGTCGAGCCGCCCCCTCCGCCGCCGCCCGGCGCGGCCCACGCGGGCGCACCGTTGACCATCGTCAGCACGTTGCCGTCCGTTCCCGCGCCGAGGCGGTCGGGAGTTCCCGACGCGCCGCCGACGATGATGTCCCCCGCCGTCGTCATGGGGTTGCTCATTCCCTCCGCGTCAGCCGCCCAGCCGGGCGTCCCGTCCGCGCCGATTTTCAGCACCTGCCCCGTCGTTCCCGCGCCGATCCGGGCGGGCTCGCCGTCCGTGGTGCCCACGATGAGGTCGCCCTCCGTGGTCATCGGGTTGCTCATCCCCGCCGTGTCCGCGCCCCACGCGGGAGCCCCGGAAACGACCTTGAGCACCTGCCCCTCGGTGCCGATCGGGAGCGCCGTAGCCGTGCCGCCCGTGCCGCCGACGATCAGGTCGCCGGGGTTCTGCATCGGGTTGTCCATCCCCTCGGCGTTGGTCGCCTTGACGTTATCCCACTCGCCCGCCGTCGCCCCGAGCGCGTCCTTCACGACGAGCTTGTAGGAGAGGGAGGAGTCGAGGAGGAAGTCGGCGCAGCCGTTGGAGTCGATGGATACCCAGGAGCCGAGCTCCACGCCGTCCTCGTTGAAGAGCGGAGCGGGGATGGAGGAGCCGGCGCGGTAGGCGTAGAGCTTGCCGCCTGCGGCGCTCTGGCCGTCGAAGAGCGGAAGGAGCCCGGAGAAGTTGGGAGCGTAGAAGTGGGCCATCGGTTAGCTCTCCTTCGAGAAGTTGAAGCGGATGCTCCAGATAGTGTCTGCCCCGGCGGCGTTGCCGTCGTAGGTGAGCGCCCGGATGCCGTTGGTGATGCCTTGCGTGTAGCAGGCCTTGGAGGTGCAGGAGGCGAAGCCGGTGCGGAGGGTGGTCGCCGCGACGAGGGGCGCGGTATTGCCGCCCTGGGAGCCGTCGGTGCAGTCAAGGGAGGCCCCCGTGCCGCCCGCACGCACTTCTCCCTCGGTCTGCGGCCAGTAGGCGGTGCTCGGGCTTCGCTGCGCGGAGACCGGCTGATTTTCCGCGATGCGGCAGGCCCCGGCCCAGCTGGTCACGCCGGAGAGGTCGAGCGCAGCCCCCGCGCCGGTGTAGGTGTTGCGCAGGAGGAGCACGTCGCCCATATCGCCAGAGAGCACGAGCTGCGTGTCAAAGACGCAATCGGTGGCGGCGAGGTTCTGCGCCGAGAAGGTGCCGGAGACCTCGCAGGCGTAGAGCGCGGGCTTGGCCCATACGCCGAGAGCGCCCTGCCCAAAGGCGACGCCGCTCCCGAAGGAAAGGCGGCAGTTGCGATAGGTGGGCTCGCCGCCGTTGATGGTGAGACTATCCGCGAAGGAGACCTCGCCATTTTCCACCTCTACGATGCCGGGGGTGGTGCCGGAGGCGTAGGTGCGGCCCTCCAAATCCACGACTCCCCCATTAGCCGCCGCCACGATGCGCACGGCCTCGTCGCCGATGGTGGCGAAGTGCTTGGCCTTGGGCTGCTTGAGCGGGTCGGAGGCGATGAGCTTGCCGCCCTGGTAGAAGGAGAGCGTGCCGAAAATCGGGGCCTCGGAGACCACGCCGGAGATGGTCACGTCGGCGGCGAAGGAGTCGGTGGTCACGGAGACGAGACCGCCGCCCGGCACGCCGTAGAGGGTGATGCCGGTGTAGTCGGGGTAATACGAGCCCGCGTGGGAGGCAATGCCCCAATCCGCGTCCACGAGCACGTCGGCGGTCACGGAGCCGGAGCGGCCCAAAGAGAGCGCCGAAGTGTAGGCCTTGCCGATGGTGAAGGTGCCCCACTGGAGCTCGGCCTTGCCGCCCACGGAGACAAGCTCGCCGATGGTCACAGAGCGGGCCGTGCTGGTGGCCACATCGTAGGCGTCAATGGGCGTATCGTAATCCCACGCCTCGACCTCGATGCGGGCAATGTTCTGCGCGAGATTGACGGGGCCGGAGACGCGGAGGGTGCCGTTCGCGGGAGCCCAGGCCACGTCGTTGCCGCCGCCCGGCCCCACTTCGCCCGGAGCCCAGCCCTCGTTCCAAAGGGAGCGCACGGACTCGGAGCCGGTGTAGGCGGTGAAGTCGAGGAGCACCTTGCCAACGCTATCGGAGTCGTTGGCCCCGGCGGTGAGCTCGATGTCAATCCACTCGAAGGGCTTGAGCGAGAAGAGCGTGCCCGCCGTCTCGTTGATGAAGGAGACCCCGGCCCGCAGGCGCAGGCCGTAGCAAGAGGCGGTGCCTGCGGAGACCTTGTAGCGCCCCGCCGGAATGGTGATGCCCGCATAGCGAGCCGAGCCCGCGATGGCAGCCGCCACGATCATCGGGCGGTTGTCGCGGTCGCCGCCGGGGATAGCCCCGAAGGCGCGCACGTCAATGTCGCCCTCGGGCTCCCATTCCCAATAGCGCCCGCCACCGAGGGCCGCAATCCAGGTGCCCCCGTTGTCGGTGATGGAGCCGTCCTTGAGGGTGAAGAGACGGCTCGGGGAGTCGCCCTGGGCGTAGTAGCCGGAGACCGCCACGACGGCCCCGGCGCTCATCTGCGAGCAATCCAGGAGCCGCAGGTCGGCGATGCTGGTCACGGAGGGCAGCGCCTGCGCTCCCCCGCTCCCCCGCACTTTCCACGAGCGCACGAGACGCCAGTCCGTGCCGGGGAAGTCGTCGGGATCATAGACCGCGCCGGGCACGTTGGGGGCGTAGAGCTTCAGCTCGGAGACGCCCTCCCCGAGGTAGGCCTCGGTTTCGGCGTAGCCGTCGGAGCCGATGCCGATCGGGTCGGAGAGCGCTGTGCCGTCGGCAGCATACATCGCTTTGAAGATGCTGCTCCCCGGCAGGTAGCAGGCGAGGAGGCCTCCGGCGCACGGCTTGCCCGTCTCGTCGGTGAAGAGGCCCCCGCAAGTGGTGAGGTCGTTGAGCTGCATCTTGCGCCCCCGTGGCGTGGTGGTGGTCTAGTCTTCGATCCCGAGCATCTGGGCCTCGGTCTTGGGAGCCGGGGCCGCCTCTTCGGGCTCCCCTTCTCCTTCGGCCTCTTCGCCCTCTTCGGCGATTTCGGGCTCCCCGGCTTCGTGCCAGGCCATCACCTCGGCGAGGTATTCCTGGGCGTCGTCGCCGGCGAGGTTGGCGGTGGCCACCTGCTGCGCTTCGGCGTCGTCGGCCCAGGGCGTGCGGGCCTTTTCATAGCGCACGCACATCGCCATCACCTCCTCGCGGGAGAGCTGGGCTTCGCCGCCTTCGGCGGCTTCGGGAGCGGTTTCCGCCGTTTCGGGAGCGGCGGCGGGCTTTTCGTCGGCAATGCCGAGCATTTCTTCTTCGGTCATTTTGCTTCTCCTTTGGAGTAGATGCCAGCAAGGAAAGAGTCGATGTTTCGGGCCGCCTTGGCGGTCGGCGTGTCCGTGTCCTCGTAGTTTTCGGAGACGCGTTTGATGATGTCGGCGGCGCTTACGGCGGAGGTGCCGAACTTCCCGCCCGGCACTTCGGGCAATGCGAGGAGACGGCGGGCGGCCAGCTCTTCGGCGGTTTTCGGCACGAGGAGGTCGCCGACGTTGTAGAGCCCCTGCATCGTGTAGTCGAACGCCTTGGAGGCCTTGAGCGGTGCCTTGACGAGCACGTCCAGCAGCTTGGTGCGGGCGAAGTTTTGGTTATTGTCAATCGCCGCCTGCTTGGAAATCGCCGCTTCGTGTAATCCCTCGCGGAATTGGGTCTGGTTGGCGAGATCGTCCATCGGCGTGTGGCCGCCAGGGCGCACCACTTCGCCATATTCGTTGACGCCCACTTCCGCGCCCTCGGGGATCGGCCCCTTGCCGATTTCCCTATCCACTCGATTTTTCGTCTCGCGAAGAGTTTTTGCTCCGAGTTGCTTGTCGTTATATGCCGATTTGGAGACGGTGGGAGAGATCTTCCCCAGCTCGCGCTCGGTTGCGCCGGAGACGAAACCGCGCCACTCGGAGACCGGGAAAAAGCGCCCCGTGCTCCTGCCGCGATCATTCCAATCTCGCTTGCCCATCGTCTTTTTCACCTCGTTGAGGACGTTCTTGGACGCTTGGGCGGCTTTTTCGGCGTTGGTCGCGCCGACGTTGGTGGCCTTTTCCCCGGAGGCGGAGACTATTTTGTCAAGGCGGTTTTCCACAATGCCCTGGATGCCATCGGCGGAGAGGATGCCGATGCCCTCGTCGAACATCGTGTCAAAGGTGCCGTCGAGGAGCTCCTTGACGGGGGCCACCTGCTCGCGGATGCGCTGGGCGGTCGCCGTCTTGCCAGCGGCTTCGGCCTGCTCGGCGAGCTTGGTCTGCTTCTCCACCCAATCGTCAATGGAGTTGAGCTTGCGGGCCACGGCCATCTCGAGGGTCTCGCCGGCCTGCGGGGTCGGCAGCTCGGCCTCGCCGGTGAGGCGCTGCCAATGCTCGCGGAACTTGTTGGAGTTGCGGAGATTGCCGGTGAGGGTCTTGTCGTTGGCCTCGTAGAGCTTGGAGAGGCGCTGCCCCCAGGCCCCCTCGCTGGAGAGGGAATGGATCACGCCGAGGCGGTCGCCCAGCGAGCCGTTTTCGAGGAGGACGGTCTGGTATTTGCCCGCGTCATTCCCGCCGATGGTGCGATTGTCGAGCCCCTTCTTCCTAACCTCTTCGGGCTTGTAGTGATACTTGAGGCGGGTGCCGGTCTTGGCCACGCCCTTGAGGGCCTTGCCGAGCACGGGCACGGCCACGCCTGCCCCGGCGGCAAATTTGCCCATCTCCTCGGCGCTTTCTGGCGGGAGATATTCGCCGTTGAAGAGGCGCTCTCCGGCGTAGGTCTCGACACCGCCGGCGAGAGCTCCGGCAGCCGTGGAGGCGGCTCCGCGCACGGCGGCGGGGGTGGCCGCAGGGAGGGCTTTGGCGACGCCTCCCACCACCTTGGAGGAGAGGTTAAGCCCCTGGAGGCCGGGGAGCATAAAGTAGGAGGCGATCGCCTGGAGCGGGTCGGAAAAGACTCCGTTGGGATTGTCATCGCGGAGATGGATGGGCTCCTCGTCCATCTTGGAGTTGGAGATGGCGTAGATGGCCTGCCCGATTTCGCGGAAGGGAAGGGCGCCGAGGTCGAGCACGGCCTGCGCCCCGACGTTGAAGAGGTTTTCGCCCTTGCGGTAGCGCTCCACGGCCCGGGGAGCCATTCGGCGGTTGAACGGGATCACCTTGAGCCCGGCGCGCTCCTCGTAGGCCTCGCGCTCCTTCTCGGCTTTCCAGCCCTCGACGTTGCGGCGAACGGCGTCCTGCCACTTTTTCGTGCGGGGCTCGAGGCCCTGCTCGACGCGCTCGCGGTTGTATTCGTTCAAGTCGCGCCCGGCGAGGGAGGCGTAATACTCGGCCTCCTCGTTGCTCCAATCCCTCCACGCGGGAGTCCACTTCTCTTCGCTCATTTGATACCCCCTGCGGCGGCGTCAAGTTTCTCTTCGGTGATGCCCGGAGGCGGCGGAGGCAGCCGCGGCGGAGCGGGCTTTTTCTCCTCCGGCTCGTCGTTGCCCCAATTCTTGGAGAGCGTCTTGGTGAGGCGCGCCCACTTGATCTCGGGGATTTCCACGCGGAGCGTCTCGCCCCAGGTGCGCTTTTCGCCATCGGTGCCGGCGAGGCGCTTGTCGATGCGCCGATTGACGCCCACGGCCACGGCCTTGGCCTTGGCGATGGCGTTGCGAACGGCGGCGTTATACTCCTCGGCGGTGATCTCTTCCCGCCCGGCGAGATTGAGGAGCGAAAGGGCGGCGTTGCCGAGACTCTTCACCTGCTCCGAGCCCGCGTCTCCGTTGGTGCGCGCGATCTCCTGGAGGGCGTAGCTCAAGGCCTTGAGGTTCTGCTGGGCTTCCCCGAGGTCTGTGGGCTCGGTCATCTCGCCCAGCTCCATCGAGAGACTATCGAGGGCGTTCTGCGAGCCGTAGCTAGCCCCCTCGAGCGATCCCCAGTAGTCGCGGGCCTCCTTGGAGACCGAATGGGCCATATCGAGCTTGCGCTTCTCCATCTCGGAGAAGGTGTTTTCTTCGGTGAGGGCCTGCTTGCGGCGGGCGGCCAGGATGCCGACGAGGGCGGTGTTGATGCGCTCGGAGGGCTCTTCGCGGGTGATCTCGGTGATGCGCTTGGCGAGCTCGTCGAAGTCGAAGATGCGCCCGAGCTCGTTGTAGTATTTGAGGTAGCGCTCCCGCTCTTCGCCGGTGAAGCCCGCCTGCTTGGCGAGCTCCATATTGGGAGGCGGCAGCTCTTCGCCCTGCCCCGCTTCTCCCCCTTCGGGAGCCGGCGCGGCTTCGGTGGCCTTGGCCTCGGGCTGGATGCCGAGGTGTTTCTCCATCCGACTCCTCCAAAGGTCGAGGGAGCGGTTGATGCGGGCGATGTCCTCGTCGGCGGTTTCCACCGCGCCGGAGGCGAGGAGGTAGGGCTCGCTCGCGGCCTTGGCCTTGAACTCGAGGAGCTTGTTTTTCTCGGAGACGAGCTTGTCCACCTGGTTCTGGAACTTGATCAGCTGCGGGTCGCCGCCCATCTTGAGGATTTCGGTCTCGGCGGCCTTGGCCTGCTTGGCGCGGTCGAGGAGCCCTTCGGAGAGCGCCGAGCTCCACGGGCGGATGCGGGCCGCGAGCGCGGTGAACTGCTCGCTCTCTGGAATGGAGTAGCGGGCCTCGAGGGCGGCCTTGTCCTCGTCATCCTTGAAGTCGCCGGCGAGATAGCGCCGCTTCTCTTCGGTCGCGTCCTCCAGCATCTGCGCGGCCTTTTTCTCGCGCTGCCGGGTGATGATGGCCCCGAGCCCGGAGCCGATGCTTTCGCCGATGCCCTCGATGCTGCGCCCGAGGTTGGCGGCGGCGTTGGAGTAGGCGCTCATCAGCCCCGCCCCGGCGCTCTGCCCGGCGATGATGTTCTGCGCGGTGTTGGGGAATTGGATAGCCATTGCCTAGTCTCCTTAAGCGATAGCGCCGCCCTTCTTGCCGCCGTTGAGAGCGGAAGAGGCGAGCCCGGTGAGACCGCCGAAGATGCTCGCATACATCTGTTTGTCGGCCTGCTCCTGCGCCGCCTTGAGCTGCTTGTCGAACTGCTCTTGGGCGACGTTCTGCTCGTAGCGGGTCTGGTAGGCGGTCTCGGTATCGTCGAAAGCGCCCTTGGTAATGCCAACGTCCGTCTGCGCCGTGTTGCCCACGTTCGCATTGCCGTAGCCCGCGAGGATTTGGAGCGCCGAGAGGCCGGTGGTGTCGGCCTGCTGCCCGAGCTGGGCCTTGGAGCGCCACGCCTCGAGCTCGCTCTGCTTGTCGGCCTCGGCGAGCTGGGCGGCCTTCTGGTAGTCCTCGGAGGCCTTGCTGGTGGCGTAGTCGGCGATGGCCTTGCGCAGGTCGCTGCCGTCGTTCATCCCCCGAGCGGTGGCCGAGCGTTCGATGGCCGCCGTGCCCCGGTCAATCGCCGCCTGGAGATTGGGGTTCTGGAAGCGGGCGATAGCCGCGTCCATATCGTAGGAGAAGGCCTCGGGCTTTTCCACGCCCCGATTGGCCGCCTCGCGGTAGGCCGCCACGTCTTTCTCGTCGGCCATCCCCTCGCGGCCCATATAGCCGCCGAGGATGTCCTTGATCTGCTGGAGGTATTCCTGCTGCTTGGCCTCGACCTGCTCGGGAGAGGAGCGCCATTCGGTGTAGCCCTTGGAGAGGTAATCCCCGAGCCCGACGCCTTCGGCGGCGCGCTGCGCCGCTTTCGCCTGCTTGGCAGGCGAGGCGCTGGTCACGGCCTCCGAAAAGAACTGCTTGACGGCTTCGGGGTTGGCCTGGAGGTAGGCCTTGCGCTCTTCGCTATCGCCGATCCAGGAGTCGATTGCCGCTTGGAGTTTTTCTTGTGCGCTTGCCATTTTAGGCCTCCGCGATGTAGTCAAAGAAGATTTCGACCTTGGTGAACTTGCCCCACGAAATCGAGACGTAGGTGTCGGTGGGGTTGATTGCCACCGGCGAGCCGCCCTCCTCGGTCACGAAGCCGCCCTTGTGGTAGAGGAGACTCCCCCGCTTGGTGTCGCGGGTCGCCGTGGTCGGCTTGGTGTAGGGCAGGGCCAGGGTCATCGAGTTTTTCTGCGGGGCCTTGAAAAAGGCCACGGCACCCAGAGGAGAGACGCGCCACGAGACGGGCACGCTCTCGGGCTCGTTCAAGTCGTTGAGGTAGGAGAGCTTGGTCTGCTGCCAGCCCCAGGAGCCGGAGAGCGCATTGGCGAAAGCGAGCCAGGAGGCCTCGCTCTTCTCCTTCTGCTGCGCCGTCGAGATGCTGGTCACCTTGGCCTTCATTAGCGGAAACTCCCCGTTTCGAGCTCCAGGCGCGCGCCGAAAATGGCCACATCGCAGGGCTCGGTGAATGTCGTGCGGGCGGTGAAGGTTCTCCCCTCGCCCAGGTTCTGCCATTCGATCTCGGTGCGGAAGCGCCCGGTCTGCCCGATGCTCCTCCAGCCGAGGTCGTAGAAGGTCCGCCCGCCGTCCGTGGAGACCGAGAGCATCACCACGGGCCGCGCGGAGAGGTCTTTGATCGTGGCCACCTCCATATCGAGCGCGAAGTCGCGCACGACCACGGGCACCATCGTTTTCCAATAGACGGGGCTGGTGCGCTCGCGCCACACGGGCAGGCCGTCGTCGTCGGTCTCGCCCGAGAGCTCCTTGATGCCGCCCTCGCAGCCGAAGAGGATGACGCCATCCCACGCCGTCACTGCGAGGGTGGGCTCCCAGGCGTAATTGACGCCCATAGCCCAATCGCGCTTGGAACGTTCGTGCCACATCCGGGTCGCCACGTCGAAAACGAAGGTCTTGCCGGGCCGAATGGTGAGCGCATAGAAGCGGTGGCCGTTCTCGCCGAAGCAGTAGCCCTCGGCGGCCGAGAGGTCGAGCCCCCGCAGCTGCTCCTCGATGGCGTTCGTGGAGATGCGCACGGGAGCGCTCGCGCCGGTCACGGCCCAGACGCTATTATGCCCGGCGTGGGCCGAGCCGAGCCAAAAGAGGGTCTCGCCAATCGAGGCCACCGAGCACCGAGAGGCGCAGCCGATCTCCGAGGAGACGCTCTCGACGCGGGAGACGATTTCCACATCGCCGAGGGCGTAAACGTCATATGAGCGGGAGCGCAGGGCGTAGAGCCGCGAGCCCACGGCGGCGAGCGCCACCATATCGTCGGGCATTGAGGAGGCGTCAAAGAAGTTGAGCACGCCGTCCGTGTCGGTGAAATCGGAGCCGTCGTTGGGCGAAAATTCGGCGTTCTTTCGGGTGTAGAAGATGGTGCCGGAGCGGGAGGAGCCCTGCTTGGCCCCGTCGCAGAAGTAGAGGCGGCCCAGCTGCACGACGTTGGCGGGCTCGATGGCCTCGCCGTCAAAGGCGCCGATCACCACCTGCTGCCAGGTGCTCGCCACCGTCGCGTCGTCGGCCAGGAGGTCGGCGGAGTAGAGGTGCTGCCCGTCGGCGAAGGTGATGGTGAGGCCGTTCTCCGCAATCGCCACGCGGGAGGTGTCAATTGCCACGGAGCCGACGCGCACGGCGAGCTCGTTGGGCCCCGAGATGCGGTAAACGTCGGCACCATAGACCGCCCAGAGGCGGCCCACGGCGTTGTCGAAGTAGAGCCCACGGCAGGAGCCCGCGAGCGCTTTCCACGTCCGCAGCGCCTGCACCGAGCGGAGGCAGTATTGCGTCTTGCCGCCCTGCGCCTCGATGGCCTCGGGAAAGAGATTGACGCTACGCTGGGCGCTCTCGCCCTTGGCGGAGTAATCATAGCTCCCCCCGACAAACTCCTCGGAGTAGGCGGTCTCGGTGGCCATTGGCTAATACCACCTGCCCGGCACATTGCCGCCGACGTTGTAGATGTTGTATTCGCCGGAAGCGTATCCGGCGTGGCGCAGGGGCCTGCGGTTCTGGTTGGCCTCGATGATGGCCTTTTTGCTCGAGAGGTAGAGCGAGGACAGATTGCCGATGACCTCCTGCGGACGGCCATAGCGCACGGCAATCCGCTCGGCGAAGCCATACTCGAGGGCGGTCTGGTATTCGCCGGAAACGTCCAGCTCGTCGTTGATGCCCACATTGGGGAATTGCGCCGAGTAGATGAAGCGGATGGAGGAGCCGGGCTGCGGGTCGCAGTTGAAGCGGAGGGTGGCGTTGGGGTAGGTCTGCTGGAAGCAATACTCCGACGGCACGGAGACCGCGCCCACGGGCAGCGTGTCCTCGAGGATGTCGCGAAGCGCCACCTTGCGGCTCCGCACGGGGCTCGCGGTGGGCGTCGTGGAGTAGTAGAGCGCCGTCACGTCCGAAGGGCGGCAGCCCAGCGCAATATCGGGAGCGGGGCTATTGGCCGCCTCCCCCACCGTCACCTCGCGCTTGGGCTCGGTAAAGGTGTATTCCGCGATGAGCTCGCGGAAGGAGAAAGCGCCATCCTGGTTGAGGTAGCGGAGAAACTTGTTGAGAACGTCGAGACCGACGTTGGTGCGCTCGCCGTCGAGCGGCACGCCATCGGGGAGGAGCCCCACTTCTCGGAAGCCGTTGGTGATGATTTCCTTGACTCGCATCGGCTCTCCCGTTGAAACTTTTGCTCCGGGTTTCTCCCCGAGGGGCAGGGTGGGGCCCCTTCGGGGAGCCGGGCGGTGGAGCGGCACGCCCGGTATTCACGCCACGGCTCTATCCGTTAGGACAGAGGCAGGAAGATCGCGCAAGTCCAGTTGGACTGAGCGGTCGTCCAGCCGCCGAGCCAGTCCCAGCGCCCGATTTCGCGGCCGTTGAGAATGTCGGGGCCAGCGGTGTAGGAGACGATCACGCCCTGGGGCGCGTCATCCGACTCACCGAAGCGCTCGGTGCCGGCCATCGTGAGGATCTTGGCCTGACCGGTGTAAACGGCTTCCTTGGCCCAGACCAGCCCGCAGAGGTAGGTCTTGCCGGCGGCAAAGACGGAGGTGGCGGTGTCCGAAGCGGCGGGCAGGGCAGAGACGTTGATCATCGGCTTGCTGGTCGCGTTCACGGGCGCTTCCAGATTGACGGTGATGGCGGTGGTGAGGCCGTCGAAGGTCACATCGTCGGAGGTCACGCCGCCGACGGTGTAGCTCTTCGCCACGAAGTCGTAGAGCTTGCCGGTGGAGACGCCGTAGATGTCCACGGAATAGACGCCCGCGACGTTGAAGCGGTGGCCCTTCTTCAGCGTGGTGCCCGAGGTGGGAGCCGTGCCGAAGGTGATGCCGATGGAGGTGGCCCCTTCGGCGACGTTGGCGGTGACGCTCATCGAGGCGAGCTGGTCGCAGTCACCGGCCACGTAGTCGGAGCAGTCGGGGGTTTCGAACCATTCGGCGGCGGCGAACTTGCCCAGGGCCGCGTCCTTCCACATCGGCTCGGAGATGGAGCTGGGGAGGAAGAGGTTGGACAGGTTGGTGGCCTGGGCCATCATCAGCGGATCCATCACGCCGTAGATCTCGGAAGAGAAGCAGCGGGCCTTCTTGACGAGAGCGGGGGCGTAGCGGAGCTTGGCCGCGTCGAGGACGCCGGCGGAGCCGACGACGACGGAGGTGTCCGCCTGGGCGATGCCGTCGGCGATGGCGCGCTTCTGGATGTCGGAAGCGAGGGCGGCGGCGTAGGGGCGCGCGACCTGCTTGGCGAAGTCCACGATGTCCAGCGTGCGGATCATCTGCTCGGCACCGAAGGCGACGTGCCATTGTTCGACGACGAGCTGCTTGACGCCGCTCTGGTAGTTGAGCTCGGTGGCGGCGGTGATGGCGGCTCCGGAGGCGATCACGGGGTAGTCGGGCTTGACGATGTTGATCGTCGCGCCGTTGCCCGCGCGGAGCTTGGAGTTGATCTGGTTGCTCGTGTTCATCAGATACACGAGCTTCTGGGGGAACGCGAGGGCGAAAACTTCCGCCAGCTCGTTGGGCTTGAACGTGTTTGCCATTGTAGGGTCTCCTAGTAGGCGGTGGCTTTTGCCCGCTTGCCAGGAGAGGCCCTAATGGCTTGTGCGCTCTACACTCGGAGTCCGAGGATGCGCGCCTGGAGGTCTCTCGCCTGCGCTTCGCGGGCGTTGTTGGCTTTGACGCCGGCGGAGCCGATGTTGTTTGCCGATCCCGTCGCCGCCTTGAGGAGGGGCTCGTGGGAAGCGGCGCGTGCCGACGTTGCGGCGGGCTTCGCTTCGGTGTCAGCCAGCTTTGCGGAGGCCTGCTTCTCGAGGTATTGCTCGATGGCGGTGAGCCGCTTGCCGACTAGGAGCTCGGGCGTGCCGGGCTTGAGCAATTCCAGCGCGCCCGGATGCCGAACTATGTGAAGCAGCAATCTGGGCTGCCCACTTTCCAAAATGTATTCGCAGACAGAGGGCGAAATTGTCATTTTGTTAATTTTTTCGTGGAAGAGATTGGCGGCGGCTTCGCGCTCTTCGGGGTCGGGAAACGCGCTCTTCATCGCCTCGGCCCATTTGGCGTTGCGGGCGTTGGTCTTGGCGGTCTCTTCGGCCTGCTCCTTCTCTTCGGCGGCCTTGGCTTCCGAGAGCTCGAGGAGCCGCTCGTCCACGAGGTGCCGCTGCCAGTCGCGGTCGGTCTCGAAGTCGGCGCGGGTGAGCTCGCCCTTCTTGCCGGGCTTTGGCTGGAGCGCCTCGATCTGCGCCTTGAGGGCCTTGATCTCGTCTCTCGCCGCCTTGAGCTCCTCGCGGGTCTGCTTGGCGGTGATGGAGGCCTTTTCCTCGGGGCTCTTGCTCTTCCACCACTTGCCCCGGTGCGCGTCTCGGGTCTCGCCCTTGGCGCTCTTGGCGTCGGCGGCGGGCTCCCCTTCGGCGCTCTTGTGGGCCTCCCCTTCGGTCTCGGGTTTGGCCTCGGGCTCGGGAGCGCTCTTCTTGGCGAGCTTCTCCTTGACGGCCTTGAGGTAGGCGTCCTCGGGGCCAGCCACGGGAACGCCGCTCCCCTCGTCGGTGATGGCGGGGGCGCTATCGGTCGTGGCGGTGGCCACCGGCTGGGCGCTCTCGGTGGAGGGCGTCGCGGTGGCCTCGGTGGTGGTTTCCGTTGCGGTGGTTTCGGGGGCTTGCTGCTCCATTGCTTGCCTCTTGGGTTACTGGTTGGCGGTGAGCTTGGCGAGGGCGATTTGCACGTCGGCCTCGAGTTTCTGGATGCGGGCCTCGTAGTCGGCCTGGATTTTGGCCACGGCACGGCTGTTTTCGCCCTGCTGCTTGATGGCCTCCACCTCGATGTCGTTTTTGTTGTTCATCTCGGTCTTGAGGAGGTCGGTCTGCGCCTTGACCTCCACAGCCCTCCTCTCGGCGGTGGCGTCGAGGAGCTGCGCTTGGAGCTGGGAGACCTGCGCCTTGAGCGCCTCGTTTTCCTTGGAGAGCGCCTGCGCCTGCTCGGGGGTGATGGTGGTGGCGAGCTGCGCCACCCTCTGCGCCGTCTCCTCGTCCACGTCCGCGTCGATGTTGCGGAGGATGGAGGGCAGGAGGGTCGAGGCGGCGGCGGGCACCTTGTCGATGAGCGAGAGGAGCTGGAGGACGTTCTCGCGCCGCACGGAGGCGGTGAGCACGCCCGCGTCCACGATCACCTCGAACTCGCTCGGCACGATCTCGCCGATGCCCTCGATCTCGCCGCCATCCTTCCCCTCGACGGCGCGGCCATCATAGGTCGCCCGGAGGAAGTCGAGCACGACGCGCCCGCAGCCCTTGACGGCGGCGGCGAGGTTCTCGAAAACGGAGCCGAGCACGGCCTCCGAGGCGCGCGCCCGGGTGAGCACCTCCTCGGCGGTCATCTGCCTATTCCCCTGGGCGTTTCCGTCCACGCCCACGCCGGTGATGGAGCCAATAGCCCCGATGTAGCCGTTGATGGCCCCCTGCACGTCGCCCAGCTCCACGGCGGAGGAGTGCTTCTGCGGAGCGGGCCGCGCTTCGCCGTTGGGGAGCGCATCGTAGCGCAGCACGGGCGGGTTCTCGTGGGAGAGGTTCTGCCACTCCTCCTCGTAGGCCTTGATGGTCTCCGCGTCGGCGATCCATTCGCTCTTGGTGGAGAGCGCGAGCCGCTCCATCAGCAGCGAATTGGCGTAGTTGAGCGCCTTCTGCGCCCCGAGCGCGCGGTAGCAGATCCCCACGCTCTCGTAGCGCTTGGCACCGCTGCTCCAGGCGAAAACGCCCTTGGCGGCGATGATCGGAAGTTGCTTGATATGCAGGTTCACGGGCTCCTCGGCGAGGACGTTGCCGATGGTCTTGTAGAGCCAGCACTCGCCCGAGACCATCTCGTAAACCGTCATCACGGGCACCTGGCTCCGGCGGTCATAGACCGAGGAGAGTGCCTCCATCGCGACTCCGCTCTGGTAGGCCCCTTCCGAGTAGCGGTCGCCGAGCTTCTCCTTGGCCGCGTCGGCGGAGAGGGCCGAGGCGATGATGACGTAGCGAGCGTCGGAGCCGTCGAGAGCCACCGAGTAGGGGTCGAGATAGACCGAGAGCGGATTGAGCACGGCCTCCACCTTCACGTCGAGGGCCGGAGCCCCTTCCTTCTGCTCGGTGAGGACGTGGAAGTAGCCCACTCCGCAGGAGGCCTGGTTGCGCAGGACGAGGCGCGTCTGGCCGAAGAAGTCGGAGCGGTCGGAAACGCCGTCCACGATGGTCTGCACGAGCGCCATCTTCGGCTTGGCTGCGCTATTGACCGGCGAGAGCTGGATGCCGAAGGGATTGGCCGAATACTGGCCGATGACGCTCTCGATCATCTGCGGAAAGACCGGCAGCGAATACTCGGCGCGCGCTTCGCCCCTGTGCTCGCGGTCGGCTTTCGCCCATTGGTCGGGGAGCATCCCCTGGCTGGTGGCGAGGTCGTCGGCCATCCGGGAGCGAGACTCCTTGCTCGCGTCGTTGGCCTCGGAGAAGATGGCGGCGAGGTGGGAGACCACTTCGCGCTCGTCGAGCTCGGGGAGTTTCTTGTCGGTGCTTTCCATTCGGTTATCCTCCTACCACTTCGCGGCGGCTCTGAAGGCGCGCGCAGAGGCCTGGGTGTTTTGTCTTTCGGCCACCACGGAGGCGAATAGGTCGCCCCGGATGGCGCAGGTGAGGGCCAGGGCGTCCGCCTCGTCGGGCGAGCACCCGATGGCCCCGGAAATCTTGGCCTTGGGCACAAGGGCCTTGCGGCCAAGGCGGTCAATCTCGTATTCGGCCAGGGCGAGCTCCTTCTTGAGGAGCGCCTTGTCGCCGCCCTCGAGCCCGCAGGAGGCCTCGAAGAGAGCGTCTCCGAGACGGCGGTAAATCCAGGTGCGGAAATTCGCGCAGTCCGGCTCGGGGCTCGCTTCGCCGAAGTTGCAAGAGACCACCCGGCAGGAGACCACGCGCCGAAGAGCGCCCGGCACGAAAACGCCGACGCCGGTGGAGTCCACATTGACCACGCCCACATTGGGCCGCGTCCGCACGATTTCGGCGGTGATGCGCACCAGGTCTTGGAGGTCTTGGGTCTTGTCCTTGCGCACGATCTCGAAGCGCGAGCCGTAGCGCACGGCCCAGACCGTCCAGTCGCCGCCGGCACCCACGTCCAGCCCGAGCACGCCCTGCACGTCGGCGCGCAGAGGGGGCACGGGTGCGGAGATAAACGACTCGATGGCCTGCAGCCCGATGATGGAGGAGCTAGACTCCAGCGGGAATTGCCCGAGGACGTTCACGCGCACGAAGTCGCTCTCGAGCCCATAGCGGGCGATGTTGCGCTCGGCGCTCTCCTTCGATGCCCAGCGGCTCTCGGCGGAGGAGATATGCCGGGTATGCCAACGGGGGTCGGAGAAGCACTCCGCAAAGAAGCCGCCGATGCGGGAGGGGTTGGAGATAAGCAGCATCCGGTTGTCGAGCCCGGTGAGCGTGCCGAAGAGGGCGGCGAGGATGGCGTCGTCTATGCCCGAGGCCTCGTCGCAAATGATGAGCATCTCGTCGGCGTGCTGCCCACGGGCGGAGGAGGGGTTGTTGGCGTTCCAGCTCCAGACGAAAACGGAGCCCGCCTCGGGAGCTCCTGCCCATTTGACCGATTGGCTGGAAACATCGAACCAGGAGCGGATGGCGCTCTGGGCGATTAGCCGGCGGAGGTAGGGAGACAAGACGGTGGTGGTCTGCTCGAACTTGGCCGAAGTGAGCACCACCTTGCCAAAGGGGCGGGTGGCGAGAAACCAGAACGCCAGGAGCGCGGCCACGAAGCTCTTGCCGCAGCCCATTGCGGAGGCCTCGGCGTTGAGGCGGTAATCGGCCACGTCCTGGGCGATGCCCTTCTGTGGCTCGTCCAGCTCGATGCCGCAAATCTCCTCGGCGAAGAGGATGGGATTGTAGGCGTATCGCTCGGAGAACGCCGCAGGGGCCTCCGGCTCGTCGAGGAGGTCGAGGGCGGTGATCTCCTCAAGCATCGGCGGGAGTCTCCTCGGCGGGAGCTTCGGCCTCGGCTTCTGCCTTGGGCGGGCGGATGGGAGCGCGCAGGGCTTCGGTCAAGTTGCGCCCGGAAGCGGATCGAGACTCCGCCGGAGCGGAAGCGGCTTTTAGGGAGCGGTCGTGGCTCCCCCATCCGCGCGAGGCGCATTGGTCGAGGAGGGCGCGCTCGATGGCCCAGCGCTCGCCCTGCTCGAGAGCG